AAAATAAAACTCAAAAGTCTATTTTCTAAAAAGGTGGTTGCTGCATTTGCTGTTGCCATTTTCTACTCCTATGTTCTTGGCCTTGATGGTAGGCCAACTCTATATCCATCTGTGTTTTCTCTTGCTTCTCCAAGATCTTTAACTCTTTCTAAATACTGCATATACAGATTTGTGTAATTTTGTATAACATCGGCTTCACCTTTCATAAAAGTATACGCTTCTATAAGAGATCCGTAAAGTAAAGCGTATGGTGCATTTGTACTTAACCAAGTTGTTCCACCATCTGCTCCAGCAGTTAAACTAGCAGGCCTGTAAAAATAATGTAATTCGATAGTATAATTGCTGTCTGGGGTCGGTCCCAATATAAAATTGTTTTCATCAAATCTAGCATAATATTTAGGTAATCCAGTTGTTGAAGCAGCTGGCGTGTATTCTCTTAAATAATTTACATCCTTTTGCAAAAGAAAACTTTCTGATCCAGATGTAGTAATTTGTAACGAAAAAGATGCTAAATAATCTGTAGGCACTGTTAGAAACTGATCAGATGAAGTTAAAGTACTTGTCACATTTTTTCTAAAATAATCAAGATCTACAGACTTTAACAATTTTTCTTCTGATGCTTTTATAAAGTCATTTAAGTGATTTACAAAAGTAGTCTCAGCATTGTCTGTGTAATCTTGTATTGCTGTCTTTAATTGTGCGTATGTAAAACTCATGGTGTCACACTCACTGGTCCTGCCGTTGCATTAACA